CAGATGATTCCACCCGGAAGTCAGCGTCTATGCCACCTTCGTTGAATACTGCGTGTCCACCAGCTGCTGGTGTAATTACAAATCCGCCATCTTCTTTTATTCTAACTCGCTCTGTTGTTGATCCTCCACTTGGCTGTGTATAAAAAGCTATTTCAGAACCAGTAGAGCTGTCGTATGTTAAAAATCTAGCTAAGTTTGTTGACCAATCAATCAACATCCCCTCTGAAATACCAGCGCCCGCTGCACCATTTATCTCAATAGCTGCACTAGCTGTTAAAAGACCATCAATGTCTACGACATCTAGGTTGCTTGTTCCATCTACGTCGATATCGCCAGCAACTGTAAGCCCTGCGGCTCCTACTAATTTTAAATCATCTGCGGATTCATCCCAGAGCATGTACGCGCCTGAAGTATCGCCAAAGAACTTAACGTCATAGCCTGTGCCATCCACGCCGACTGTAATTGTACTGCTAAACTGTGAGGCACCCGAAACATCTAAGATCCCGTTCAGATCAACAGTAGTAGCCGCTAACTGAATTTCAGTGTCGGCCACAATATCAAGCTGGCCATCGGTGCTGGAATTTATATAAATCGCCGCATCACGGAACTGCACTTTATCGGTCGTAGTGGTGGCAATGTCAGTGCCGCCCGTTGCGTTACCAGCAACAAGAACTTCTGCCAAGGTATCTGTCACGCCGGGGTCAACTAGCGCCAGTGCATCAACTACAGCCGCAGCAGCGCCTGCGCCATCAAAATAAACAACGGTTGTCTTGGCGGTTGCAATAGTGACACTTGCCCCAGTGCCTTGGCTGATCGTAATGGATTGAGATCCCGTCGTTGCGTTTTCAATAAACATCAATCGGGATATCGTGTTGGGCCCGATAGTCATGGTCCTGGTTGCGGTCAACGTGGCACTTGAAGTTACCTTCAGATAGAGCGCCCGTGATGCATCTGCGGTGCCGTCAGGGACCGTTATTGTTTGGTCCGCATCTGTCGCAAAGCAGTCCTTGGTGCCGTAGCTTAGAGCCTCGGCTGTCTGGGTAAGTGCAGAATTGAGTCGGGTGCCCCAAGATCCGCTATTCTCCCCCGTCGTCTGTAGTTCTATTCTGAGATCATTTGCATAGGTGGAAGCCATTAATTATTCCTCATGCTGCTTGCGCCCACTCGGTCGAAGCGTCGGTTTGTTTTGTCCAGGTTGTTGACGCGGGCGCCTGCCCCGTCCAGGTATTGCTCGCACCAGCTTGACTAGTCCAGGTATTGCTCGCACCTGACTGAGCAGTCCACGCAGTTGACGGCCCAACCACCGGCTCCCACTTGTGACGGCCGCTGGCAGCAAAAGCAGAAACAGCAATAACAGAAGCAGAAGCAAGACGCACATATCCAGCAGTCGCTGAAAACGAGGATGATCCACTAATCTCTGCAGAGCCAATTTTAATGATCCCAGCAGTCGCCGTAAAACTCGATTGAGCCGCGACAGAAGCAGAACCGAGCGCAATTCGCTCTGCCACTGCCGAGAATGTGCTACTCGCAGCAGATGTTGCCGAGCCGCGCTGTATGCGTTCCGCAGACGCTGTAAATGAGGATGTCGCCGCTGCCGTGGCTGCGCCTTGCTGGATCCGTTGGCCAGCCCCCGTGAACGCTGAGCTCGCCGCCGCAGCAGCAGATCCCTGCTGAACGAGAGCTGCGCTCGCAGAAAATGCAGAAGACGCAGCAACTGTTGCCGAACCGTCGAGATAAGACCACTCACCATATCTGCCTGCACCCCAACTGCCATTTCCAAATCCTGTCGCCATTTTTTAATCTAGTGTGATGTCCAAGTCGCCCGCCGGGATCCGAAACACATCTCCCGTGGCGATAGTTTTGCTTGCGTCCAGAGACGCAAACGCCAACATATTGCCAGAGGTCGAGGCATCTAGGACCGCAACTGCGACCACCGTGCCGTATCCTGCAGTTGCGGTTGCCCACTCCAGGGCAGCCGCGTTGGTGCTCGCGGATCCAGTCGTCGTAAATGACGCTGCCAGCCGCACATAACCACCACCACTCACCTCAGTGCCAGTGGTCGAGTCGGTAGGCGCAACCGTATATAGCGCGGCGTAAACAGTTGCCGGGCTGGTATAGGCCGTATTGCTGAACGTATGGGCCAGCAATTTGTTTTCTAAGTAATCTGTAAAAGCCATTTTGCTGTCCTATTGAAGTGCTCTGGTTCTCATCGTTACGCTAGTTTGTCCGCGTGTCCGCTGATCAGACACGTTCATGTCATCAATCAATTTGTTGTAAATCGCTCCCCAGGTAACCAGGCGCTCATCATCACGAAGATATGGCGCGCTTTGGATAAGAGTTCCATAAAGGTAAATGTCAGGGCTCAACGCCAAAAGCCAGTTACTGGCATTGCTGTCGCTCAACACAGGTACCTTTGCGTAGTACACGAGCTCTGCCGTGTAAGAGCTTGAATCTGGCGCCGGGTAAGCCTCAATCTCATCACCTATATGGGTGTAATATTCAGGCGTGCCTGTCGCGCCTGAGTCGTTGCGCATCTTGTTCAACCACTCGCTTGTCACATAAATCAATGGGGTGACCGGGTTGGTATCCATGATCAGGCTCACCGACTGCATCCAGTCTGCGGGCGTTGCCGAATACCGACTGTCAATAGTCGCCTGACTCCGAGTGATCATTTTCCTGTGCCGAATGCTGCGTTGAAACTCAGCCTCGGCCAGGGTTATAAAATCTGGTATCGCTGATGTTAGGTCGTCGCGATTGAGCCAATCGGCCACGCTGGCCTTTAGCTCGGTGTATGTAGTGAGGGCCACCTAAACTGTTCCCCCCCTGGTTCTAAAGTATTTGTTTTCGCCGTCATTCAGCCACCGCTTGAAGCGAGCAGGGTCATCAGTGATGCCCTGCTCCTTCAATTGGTGATAAACGGACATGGGGATAGACGCAACCTTCGACCATTCACCGTGTTTCTGGTGCTTGTCTATCGCGTTTGCGGATCGCTTGTTTGCCTCAACAATGCTGGTCACGTCTTGCGAAGTTGCAATGACGATCTGATCATCTTTAAGGCTTTCGCCTTCCTCGTAAACAAAGTTAGTCTTTATTCCAGAGAGAGGGTCAACCGATAGGTTGCGCTTATCTGCCATTTTCCATCCTTTTTTTACGAGGTGCTTAGGTCTCGGATAACACCCAGTCCACTTTCGTTGTTGCACTGAAGACCATACTCTGCCAGGAGCATGTACTTCGTGGCATCGCCAGTCTTAGCTAACTGCTCAGACTGGATCGGCCGCAACGTAGCCATTTCGACCATGTCGGGATCGATAACGTATGCATCCCTGGCCCGGCTAAATCGGTTAGGCACAACCGAGATTGAACCGAAATCAGAAACATACACATCAGCAGCACCGATGATAGTCGTAGGGCCATCAGGCGCCTGGTAGCGTTGCGCGGCAATGCCGGCGAAGCCACTGACCACAGTCTTAACGTAAGGTCCAACCATCAAAAACTTAGGGTCACCTCCATTGCTGTACATCGACTGCACAACGGTTTTCAGCAGCGCCTCAGTAAGGGCGCGCTGAGTCCCGTCTGTCGGTGCGGCGTTTGGCACGCCACCAGACAACGTGGGGTCAGACCCACCAGATCCGTTAGATGTGTTTGAGGTTAGCCAGGATGTCAACGGGGCCGTTTGACGGGCCGTCGTGTTGTTACCACCAACTGCCGCGTGGGACAACCCACAGAGGTTGTACTCGATGTCGCGCTTGAGCTCATCCCCTTTAAGTGCTAGTTGGTAGGCTATCTCAGATTTCCTGCCTGCCTCATCGATGGCACCACCAAGGTTGTCAGCGATCACGAAATCCTTACGTGATATCTGCGTATAGTTTCCTAACCTGGTTGTCGGAGTGACAGCGGTGAACGAACTGAGGTCGTCACCATCAATGTGTGCGTTACTGGCGGCGCTACTGAGACTGTCTGTTTGCCATTCAAAGAATGTGTTACTGACCGACCGCTTCTTTGTCATGTTGCTGACAAAGGGGGTGGCCTGCGGTGATATATTAAAGATTACATTACTAAGATCCTCGCGAATACCTATCGCGGAATACTTGGTAAAAGTGTTTGTTACAATTGCCATTTTTCATAGTCCTACTCGCTCCTCTTTACAGCATTGATTCTAAAAGGCCGGCTGCATCATCGAGCCGACCGGTTTCTTTCAGGCGCTGACGAGCTCTTTTCAGTTTTCTTGAACGCGGGGCCACTTGCCCCTGCCTGCTGCCAGGCTTCACAGTTTTAGACCCCGACGCCTTCTTGGTCGCTTTTTTGACCCTCGATTGGCCCTGGTCGTATAACATTGCTTTGCGCAGCACTTTAATGTGGTTGGCGCGCACCAATGCCTGCATTTCATCCTCTGCAACCCCGTTTTCCAAAAGGTATTCTCGGAGCTGCTCTCTTTCTTTGTCTGCCCGCTCGTGGTCCTTCCATTCGGGAATAACCTCGGGCAAACGCTCGACTTCGGCGGTGATCAATTCGCGCATTTCAAACTGTTGGCGTTGCTGGTTTGCTTGCGCTACCCGCTGTTGCTCCACCTGTATCGCCTTCAGTTTTTGCTGTTTTGCACCCTGACGTTGTCGCCATTGTCGTTCCTGCCGGGTCGCCTCAATCGGATCTTCGTCATACATCCGCTCGAAGTTGGGGGCCGGCTCATTGTTCGCGTTCAATTGTTGCTGCAGTGCACCAAGAAGTTGGGCGTATTGCTGTCGCTCGAGTACTATGGCATTGCGGGCCTGTTCAAAAGTCTTCTTTTCTTCCGCAAGTGCCTGACTCTTTTGTGTATAATCTGCCTGACGTGAGTAGCCGTTTTTCAGTTCATCAAGCTCAACTTCAACTTCTTCTCCGTTAACCTTAACGGTGTAAGCCTCGGCAGCCTGATGTTCTTCTGGCTCGTATTCATCGTCATCCAGCTCGGCATCGTCTTCTGCTGCGTCGAATTCCTGTTCGGATTCCTCGACCTCAGTTTCTAATTCAGCCTCGCCCTCAACTAGCTCTTCTTCTGAGGACTCGTCAACGCGGGTTTCAGAATCTTCGACCTTTTCCTCGGGAGGGGTCAGGATATCTTCAATCGCCGCTTGTGCCTGGAATAACCCAGATGTGGGGTTTTCCGCATCGTATATTTTATCATCACTCATGTTTCGCCCTCTTCTTATCAAATGCAATCGAGTCTGCAGCGGCCCTCATGGTGTTAACCAGGACATCCAAACCTTTCAATTGCGCATAAATTCGTTCCCGATTTTCGGGCTTTCTCTCGGCCTGCCAAGTTTCAAAGTATTGCAACTTAACCCGATTCACCATCTCCTGAAAATCCTCGTCATCGAAGATCCGTTGAAGATTTTCAAGATACTGGAGTTCTGTTCTGGCCATTTCTCACGCTCGATAGTTGCTTAACCATTTCTCTGTCTCGCTCACTCCCCGCCTTGATCCCAGCCATATCAACCTGGGCACCATAGCGGGCGATTATCTCTGCTGCTTTAAGGGCTATATCGGCCTCATCTTTATCTCGACGCCGGTCATCCTCGCGGACCATCTTCTCGCGTTCCAGGGCCAGCTCAGCCTGCTTCTTCTGTATGTTCGCTTGAATCTCTGCCATCTGAACCTGGATCAGTTGCTCATTAATATCAGGCTTGGGTGGCTCAGGCGGCGCCGGTGGCATCTGGCTGGGGTCGGTGAAGAATTTGTTTGGATCCTTAAACCCTGCGAGCTCTATCATCTGTTGCAGCGTAGCGTAATAGTTCTGGATGTTGACCAGGGGATTATCAGGGCCCAGCTTCTCGATTAGCATCTCCTGCTTGGCGGCCACCTCCTGCAGCATCATCATCTTCTCGGTGTCGCCGCCTTTACCCAGGGCAATATTGGCAACCACGTCCATCCCGGCATTCCAGGCGTCTGGCTGCATCGGCACAAACTCATTGCGCAGACGGATCATGCGCGGCCGATCCTGGTGCTGCACCATCAGCCTGAGCAAACCCTTAAACAATCTCGTCATGCCGTTTTCAGCGAAAAGTCGGGCAATGAGCTCGGTTCGTTGCTGGGCGGCCTGGATTGTCTGATTGACTGCCATGAGCGTTGAGCTCTGCAGGGCCTCTGGTGCCAGGCCATCTGCAGCCTTGCTGATGCCCGTCCTGTTCTCGCGGATTTCATCTAAATATTCCATCATTGAGAATGCATCAGAGCCCACATAGGGCAGCGTGAAAGGGACCACTGCACCTGGGTTGCGCATACGGATAATCCCGCCTGCTTCGACGTTCATTACGTCCTCCAGACTTGCCTGGCCCTCAACAACACCAACTCTTGGGTGAGTTGACATAGCCAGGCTGTCAAGGCTGGCTCGCAGCACGGCAGATTTAATGCGCTGGATGTCCATCGTTAGATCGGCAATCGACATGCCGAAGAATGCATGCGGCTCGGGGTCCGGGCAGAACATTGCGAACGGGACATCATCAGTCGCCTCATTTCGCAAAATCTCATAGCTGGGCCCTGCGCAGCAGATCCTGCGAAGCTCACTGACGCCATCCCCATCAACATCTATTTGCATATATGCCTCAACGTAGAGCACCCGACGCCTGGTTGGGTCGGCGTAGTCCCGGCTTTGCTGACTCAGTTGCCGTTCTCTGGCCTCAACATTTAAAAGGTCAAAGTCGGCGTCGTCTGTTGCATAATCGATAATGTCGTCGTATTTGTAGCCCATCTCAACCAACTCTGAAACGGTGGCGTAGCGACGGTGCGCGACAAGACCAGCGTCCGCGAAGGAGCGAGCTTGGCGCGATACGAGGATCTCCTCTGGTGGCACCGTCGCTACTTTTATCTGTCCGGTGGATCGGCGCTGCACTACCGTTACGCTAGTAAGAGGGTCGGGGCTAGTGTCGCTAATCTCAGTTGACATCAAAGTGATCTCAACTGATGGGTCTGAATTCAGGGCGGCCAGAGCCTGCTCATCGAGCCCAGTCAGACTGTATGTTTTGACATCCTCAGATTCATCCCAGTAATATTTCAGAAAGCCACTACCTTTGACCAGT